AGTGGTACACGGGCAAAAGAGGCGATGGCTGATATTGGGAAGTTGGCTGCTCAAACTCCGTTTCAGATAGACCAACTTACTGAAAGTTATGTAAAGCTGGTGAATAGGGGTTTCACTCCCACGATGTCGCAAATGACAAATTTAGGGGACTTGGCAAGTAGTACAGGTAAAGACTTTGGACAGCTGACCGAGGCGATACTTGATGCGGGTACAGGTGAGTTTGAACGGTTGAAAGAATTTGGTATCAAAGGCAGTAAAGATAGCAAAAAGGGAACATATACTTTTGATTTCAAGGGTGTAAAAACGGAAGTTAAAGCAAATACACAGGCTGTAAACGAATACATGCTAAGTTTGGGTAAACTACCCGGTGTGATGGGTAGTATGGCTGCTATAAGCCAAACCACAGAGGGTGCAATCAGTAATTTGTCTGATAGTTGGGACCAGATGAAAGCTGCTATGGGGGCAAGTAGTAAGGGTGTGATTGCCGGAGTGATAAGTGGTATGAAATCGCTGGTAGATGTAACCAAGTCGTGGTTTACGATACCAGTGAGTGAAAAACTGATGCAAGAGCAAGGCGACATGAATGCGCTGGTGGCAGTGATAAATGACTATAGTCAAAGTTACGAAACAAGAAACGCAGCATTGATGCAGTTGCAACAAATGTACCCTGAGTATTTCAGTAACATGAACATGGAAACACTGAATCTGGGTAAACTCAATGATATGCTCGATAAAACCAATGCGTTGTATGAAAAAAAAATAAGTTTGGCAAGTGCCAAAGAGGCAAAAGATGTAAACAAACAGGCGTTGGACGAAAAACAGGCAGAGAAAACAAAGGCTGAGATACAAAAAGATTTGATAAAAAAAGCTATGTCCGGCGATGAGAGTGCTTACGAGGCATTGATGAAAAACGCTGATTTTACTGAAACAATGGACCTGAAATATGCAGGTATTAAGGGAATGTTGGGCGGTGATAAAAACAAAATGCTGCAAGAGATGTTGGACGTTTACGATACCAAGGATATAGATGCAGAAATAACAAAGCGACAAAGACTGGATACGAAAAATACGAAATCGCTAAATATACAAGATTATAGTGCGTATTTGAGTGAAAAAAGAAATTTGTCGGGCAGTGAAATGTTTAAAACCAAAGCACAAAAAGAAGAGTTTAAAACGCTTTACGATGAAGTTTTGGGTAAAACAAAAACTGCGACAGATTTGACACAAGGCGTGGATGGCAAGGGTACAGGTGCAGTGGAGGGGCGTGATAGATTGGCGTGGCGAGATGCAGAGGAGTCGAGACGCAAACTGGATGAGTTTTTAGCAAAACTAAACAAAACTACCGATGGTGGTGGAGGTGGTGGTAAAAACACAAAAGGAACCAAAAGCAAAGAGGAATCGGGTGTGAGTGGATTGAGTGGAACTACCGGAGCGAAAAACATAACGATAAACATACAGACCCTAAAAGGTATAGAAATAGACAATGTATCGAGTACCGAACCACTCAAGGAACGAGCAGGAGAAGAGGTTTTGGATATATTGCTACGGGCTATCAATGGGGTGAATTATCAGTAGGGAGCGAAAGAGCGAAAGAGCGAAAGAACGAAGGTGCGAAATAACGAAAACTAATTTATAATGGAATATCGGATTGATATAGGGGATTTTGTGAAGTCGAGTACAGCCTATCGTGATTTTGAGGTGATAGGGAGTCTTTGGCGATTTTTTTATCAGGCACCACCATTTCCGTTGGGAACGCAGGGAGTTAAAGATTTTTTGTTGCCTGTAAACAAAGACTTGTTTTCGAAGAGTCCGAGTGAGGGTAAAATTTTGTATTCACCTTTGATAGTGAATGGCATAGAACTACCTGCGGCTGTGTTTACTGTAGAACATAAAAACAATATTGTATTTACACCTGTAACGGGTTTCAAAGGTACGGTTAAAGAGTTTATGGGCAGCGATGATTACTATATCAATGTGGTGGGTGTGATGCTCAATAAGGAGTTTGATTCGTATCCGTTGGATTTGTTGAAACAATTGCAGAGTTTGGAAAAAAGCGAAAAAAGTATGGAGGTCATCAATCCTATACTCAACGAATTGGATATTCACAAAGTGGTATGTAGCAATTTTAAAATAGATGTTGTACCGGGTGCTCAAGATATGCTCAAATATACCATGACTTTGGTGAGTGATTTTGACTATACGGCAAATGTTGACCCTACGATATTGTATTGAGCGAAAGAGCGAATGAACGAAAGAGCGAAAGAGCGAATGAACTAATAATGATTTTGAGATGTGGAAGGTTGATTGTGTTGTTTCTATTGGAGGGTTTTTGTTTTCGCAGGTGGTGTCTGTGGAAATAGACAGCAGCACTCAAAGGTTGGGAAATACTGCCAAAGTGGAACTTCCCAAACGAGCGTTTTTGTATCCTGAGAATAGGGTAACATTGGAACGTGAAATCAAAAGAGGAATGAAAGTAACTGTAAAAATGGGATACGATGGGGATATGCAAACGGAGTTTACCGGATATGTGACCAGTGTAACCACCACAGAGGATAGGCTGGTGGTACAATGCGAAGATGCAGCGTACAAACTCCGCAAACCACTGACCAATAAGAGTTGGAAAAAAGCTACACTCAAAGAAATCATGGGATATATCACCACAGGAATAGAAATAGAGGGTGATTTGCCGGATGTGGATTTTGAGAATTTCAAAATAGTGGATATCAGTGCATACAGTGCATTGAAAAAACTATGTGATGAATGCGGTTTGGTTGCATTTTTTCAACTGACAGGGAAGTTGTTTGTAGGGTTGAATTTTGTAAAAAAAACAGGCGAGAAAAAAATAGAAACGAAGTATCTGATAAAAAACGATTTGACCTATAGAAGTTCGGACGAGAAACGGATACGACTGGAGGCTGTGAGTTTGCTCAAAGACAACAAAAGATTGCGTGTACAGGTGGGTGATGCCGATGGTGAAGTTCGTACAATGAATTTTAGGAATGTAGCTACAGAAGAGGAGTTAAAAAAGATAGCGGAGAATGAATTGAAAAAATGGAATTATGATGGTTTTGAAGGTGGGTTTGTTGGATTTTTCACACCGATGGTGTATGCCGGATATACAGTCATGTTGTATGAAAACAATGTTTACAAAGGTTCGTACTATTGCGTAGGCATCAAAACAAGTCTTGGAGAGGGTTTGCGTAGGAGAGTTGAATTGGGGATAAAAGTTTGATTAGGAATTAGGAATTAGGAGTTAGGAGTTGGGAATTTGAAGTTGGCGATTTAAAAAAAGTTTATGACAAAGGAAGAGCAAATACGAAAGGCATTGCATGATATGTTGCAGAACCACAAAGAGCCGGATACGCTTGTGGGTACTGTGGTAGATGTGTATGCTGATACTGCAACTTGCGATGTAGAGATAGATAAGGGGCATGTGTTGCATGGTGTTCGTTTGCGTTCGGTGGTGGATAGTAAACAAGTTGGTATTTTGGTATTGCCTACAAAGGGTAGTTATGTAGTGGTAGAACGGATAGAAAACAGCGACAATCATGCGTTGGTCGTGGGCTATTCGGAAATAGATAGTTGGGCTTTGACTATAGAAGGTAATATGTTGAAGGTTGACAAAGAGAAATGGATATTCAACGGTGGAGAGCAAGGCGGTTTGGTATTGATTGAAAAATTGATAGACAAATTAAACAAGATTGAAAAGGGATTTAATTCACTTTTAAAGGAGTTTAAAAGTCATGTTCATACCAGTGCAGCTCCGGGCAGTCCAACCACTCCAATGGTGCCACCGTCAATGGTTTTGGATTTGCAAGAAACAAAGAAGTCTGATATTGAAAATGAAAAAATATTGCAATGAATGATTTGAAGTTGATAAATGGCGATTTGGCGATAGAGAATGGCGATTTTGTGATAGAAGATTCAGTATTGCAAGATTGTATATTGATTATGCAAAGTCGTCCGGGTGATTGGAAAAACGATGCTATAATTGGAGCGGATATTGAAAAGGAGATGTATGAGGACGAGGGATTGCGTGGGTTTCAAAACCGATTGAAAAGGCATTTGTCACGAGATGGCAAAACATTGAAAAGTTTATCGTTGACAGAGGATGGCAAATTACAAATAGATGTGGTATGATAACAGTTCGAGATGGTCAGAGTTTGTTTGATGTTGCCGTTGAGCAATACGGACGTGCGGAGGCTGGGTTTGATTTGGCGATACGCAATGGTTTGGATATTGTGAAAAATGCAATAGTCAAAGATATGCAACTGCAAACTGTATCGTTAACTGCGGTGCGAGGTGTGGTAGGTGTGGTAACGAATGTAGCCTGTGAATTGCGAGAGCGAGTGGTTGAGGGAGGCGATTTTAATTATGCTGATTTTAGTAGGTTGGATTTTAAATAAAAAAACGAGAAATGGAAATATCAGAAATACAAAACGAAATCATTGCAGCCAAAGAGAGCAAGCCGGAGTTGGCAAGTTTGAATAGTACCAGCATAGTGAGTGTTTGGCGAGGTTTGGCTTATGCAGTTGCAACGGTGATTTATGGTTTGCGAACGGTTTGGGACGA